ACCAATTTTACTAACAGATACATAAGCTCTTCTTGTTATTGGGTCTATCATACTATCAATAGCATATCCTTGAGGGTCTTTATTGACAACTGAAATAATTCTGCCTCGTTTATTTACAAGTGATTTTACCATACTATTATAATACTATAACTAAATTAATATGTCAATAAAAAATTCTCTTGACATATTAAAATTTTTGTGTTTAAATAGTATCTAAAAGGAGATTAAAAATGAAAAAACTAAAACAAGAAACAATTGACAAAATTAGAAGAGAGTTAATTATAAGACTATATGAAGTAAATTCAATTTCATATGCTGATATTGGAAGGATATTTAAACTCTCAAGACAAAGAGTGAAACAGATTATAGATTATGAAAAAGAAAGGAGGAGAAATGAAAGCGAAAAAAGAAATAGTAATTGGAATTGATGTTGGATATGAAGGAGCAATTGCAGTTTATAATATTCAAAACAATGAAATGCTTGTTTTAAATATGCCAGTTATAAAAAGAGAAACGAAAAGAGAACTTGAAATAAATAAACTCATAGATATCTTTAATACTTTCGCTTATAATACAATCATATGTGGAATAGAATTTCAACATCCATTTCCGAAAGAAGGAGTTAAATCAGTATTTTCTCTTGGTAAACAAGTAGGAATACTTGAAGCAGTTTTAATATCTGCTTGTATTCCATATATTTTCATTAATCCAGCAGAGTGGAAAAAATATTTTATGCTTAAAGGCAAAGATAAAAAAGGTGCAATAATAGAGTGTGCTAATTTAATTGAGAATATTTTTCCTAATTTATCAATAAAAACCTCAAAAGGCAAATACAAAACAGGAACAATTGATGCAGTTTTAATAATGCTTTATACTTTACTTAAATATAAACCTGATTGTGTTAAATCGCTGGAAATAAAAGGAATATTAATAACAAAAAGCCAAGAAAAAGGAATTGACCCAGAGAAACATTTGGGAGTAAAGAAAATATACAACAAGGAGGGTAAATGAAATTAGTTGAAGTAATAGATAAAAGAAACTGTGTATATTTATTGCCGATTGGGGATATACATTTTGGTAATTTTAATGCCGAGATAGAAAAGATGAAAGATTTTATTAGATGGGTTCAACAAGAAAATGCTTATGTTTTTCTCATGGGTGATATTTTTGATGTAGCAACATTAGAAAGCCAAACAAGTCCTTTTTCTCAATCTATGACTTTAAATGAAGCAATAGAACTTGCTTATGAAACATTTAAACCAATTAAAAAGCAAATAATAGGAGCAATAATCGGAAATCACGAAATAAGACTTATGAAATATGCAGGTTTTGATATTATGCAAAATTTTTGTAGAATGCTTGAAATAAATTATTGTGGATATAGTGCAGTTATAAGATTTAAAATAGGAAGGATAAATAGAAAAAAAGAAGGTTTTGAAAGTCCAAGAATAGAGTATATTTTTTATGCCCATCATACAACAGGTGGTGGAAATACAATAGGAGGAAAGATTGGAAGAATAGAAAAATTAAGAACAATATTTGAAGGAGCGGATTGTTATTTGGGAGGGCATAATCATTTTGAAGGATGTGGAAAAGTGGTAGTTGCTTACTTAAGTAAATCAGGAAATGGCAAGGCAATAATAAAGTATAAAAAAATATATTTTGTAGATACAGGAAGTTTTTTAAATTATGAGAATTCTTATGCCGAAGAAAAAATGCTAATGCCAGCAACAATAGGATGTCCAAGAATACGGCTTGATGGTATTAAAAAAGATTTACATATATCAGAATAAATCAAAAAGGAGAAACAAATGACTGAATGGCAAATATTTGGAATAGGAGTAGTAGTAGGTTGTTGGATATGTGTAATAGGAACAATGTGTTTGATGTGGCTGGTAAGAAAAAGAATAGAACGAAAAATATTGCAATGGGAAAGTAAACTAAATAAAAATAATATTTCAAATGGAGGAAAATATAATGAAACGAATATTTTGTAATATTTGTAAAGATGAAATTAAAGGAAAATACATTGAATTAGTTGTAAATGAAATGCGATTAAGTGTTGATTATCCTCAAATAATAATTCATTTATGTTTAGTATGTGCTTTAAAATATTTACCTAATGAAATTATGAATTGTTTATCTGGAGAAATACCTGATTATAACTTTAAGGTGAAAAAATGATATTTTTAGACACGATTTTTTATGGGTTAAGGGTTTTATATTACCCAGATAAAAATCTTGTCTATATTTTGATGCTGGATAGGTAAAACATATATTTTAAAGAGGAGGTTAAAGATGGAAATGAAAATAATTTTTGATAAAGAAGAAATAGGAAAGATAGCGGTTGATAATGATACTTACATAGTATTTTACAAATGGTTTGATAAAGAAAAGAAACGACCATTAACTCCAAAATATTTTATGACTTTAAAAGGCGCATTATTAGAACTTAAAAAACATAATCTTGTTAAACATCTTGCTTCATATAATGAACCCGCAGATAGTTTTAAAGAATTACTTAATAGAGTAAAACAATTTGAAGAAAAATGGCAGAAGTTTTTAGATGAAAATTTCACATTGCAAGGAGATGAAAATGAAAAATAATATAACTTTAAAACGAGGCGATATAATATTCTTTTACCCTAATAATTGGACACAAAAAGTAATTGCTTATTTTGATGGCAAATACTTTCATACAGGAATTATGCTTACTGATGAATTAATATTGTCTCAAACTTACAGAGGATTATCTATTGAGAACATTTATGAAGCATATAAAGGTTATAAAGTAGATGTTTATAAATTAAAAGATGCGGACGAGAAAAAGATTAACAAAATAATTAAATATTTAATGTGTCAGAACTATCCCTATGATTATCTTGGAATAGTCAATTTTATCTTAAAATGGATACCAAATAATCCCAGAAGATTTTATTGTTCAGAAATAATTGCTTTTGCTTTACTTGCTTTTGGATACTATATTGATGATGTTAAATTGTCTCCATTACAATTATCAAATCAAGAATGTTTAGAATATATTACAACAATTCAAGTGTAAAATAGGAGTTTTTAAAAAAGATATTAATGAACTTGCAATTTCATATAAACTATTCTTTTTGCCTTCTAAAATAAAAATATAGACACGATTTTTATTCGGGTAATGGTATAATATTACATTGATAAAAATCTTGTCTTTAAATTGATTTTAGAAGGATTTTTAAGGTATTTCAAAAAAGAAGATTTACTTTAGATTTTTCTGGATAATAATTTTTATTCCTTTCTTTAATAACTTTTCAATAGCATAGGCAACTTTTTCGTCATCTTTACAAGTAAAGTATTTTTTTTCATAAAGATAATGTATGATTTCGTGGGCTAATACTGATATACTATCGGTAAGATTGAGTTTATTATTGAGAGTTATGACAAAAACATCTTTTTCACCATCATAATCAAAACTTCCTAATGTTTTAATAAATTTAAAAGTAAGATATAAGTCATTTTTAAGTTTCATTAAAATTCAATTTTTATGATATTTAAGAACAAACCGTCTTTCCAGTTTTTTTCTCCAAAATCATACATCTTCCAATATCCTGCTTCCAGATGTTTTAAATATACTAATGGTTCACCTTTGATTTTTTCAATTAATTTTCCAAGATTAAAAGAAGCATATAAACCTAAACTTGGAGAGAAATCAGCACTCAAACCCCAGAATAACCATTGATGTTTTGATTGATACCATTGCCATTTTGCTCCTATGTTGTATTTCTCTTGGTCCAAATTCCACAATAAAGTAATTCCAACATTTTGTTTATACACATAACTTACCAGTTCTTTAAAAACTTCTTCTGGTTTTATTTCTTCTGCATAAACTCTATGATAGGCAAAATCAATTAAGAATAATAAACTTAATATCATTAAGATTTTTCTCATTTTAACCTCCTGTTTTATTAAATTATACCATTTTTCCGTAATTCAGTCAAAAGATTTTGTTTTATTATTTTTCTATTTTTAAATCTCTTATTCTTATGTATTCTACTTGCTAAATTCCTATCTTTAAAATAATCAAATCTTGGAATTGTTATATAACTATCTGGTGCTACTTGTATAAGTTTATTTTTATATTCTTTAGTCATAATGAAGTATTTTAAAATCAGTTAATAAATAATCATAAAGAGAAATAATTCTTTTGTTCCATCCTCTATCAAATTTATCATATGCTCGCAAATCATCATAATAATCACTTCTCTTTATTATTGCTATTAACCAGGCATATTTTTCAGCAAGTTCTTTATTAAAGGCAATTAAACTATCTTGTGCTGTTCCTTGTAATACTTTTTTGGCTACACTTTGTCCCTGATTAAAACAAGTATCTGCAATAACAACATCAAGTTTAGAAGGTAATAAATCACAAGAAAGAGCATCCCAGTAAAGTTTTTTTGCATGTGTTTTTGCCATTACTTCTGCTACATTTTTTCTACCTGAAAAATATAATTCTTTTAATTGCTTAACAAGTTCGGAATTGTATTTTTCAGTAAAACCATATATTGTTTCACCAGCACCATCACCTATATCTTTAACATATTCTTTTTCCCAATATATTAAAAATCTCCACCATTTTTCAAAATTATCAAGCATTTTTACTCCTTATTATCAAAATTGACTTCAATTATAGTCATTTCTGATTATTAAATATTTTTTAATTTATCCATCGGTTCTAACTTCAGTCATAGTTATTTTCATTGTAGTCAACCTGTTTTGATTGATTTTAATTTTGTCAGCCATTTTCATTTTGTTATTTTTGTCCAGATGTTTTTGTAAAATTTTATAATTATTTCTGCACCACTATAAATCTTCCCTTGCCAGATATCAAATAAATTTTCTACTTGCTGTATAAGTTCGTCATCTGCTCTACTTGGTGTAAGTGAAAAAATGCCTACCACTATTTTAATTATTTGTTCAACTAACCCAACAAAAACACCAAATTCTTTTAGTATCAAACAAGCAAGCCAGAATATTCTTGTTATTATAAAACCTATCATTTCTGCCTCCTTATTATGTTCTTTTTTAAATTTTATCCAATATCGTCTTAAAAACCATAATTGTAGTTTATTCATTTCGTATTGCTAAATGACCCGATTATTATTAAAGTTAATGCTAAAAAAAACACAATTACAGAAAAAACTTTAATTATCATTATTTCCATAATTTGGTCTTACTGGTTCTATTCCTTGTTTTTCACATAATCTAATAATGTTTTCTTGCATTGCTTCTAAAACTGCTTCAGTTTTACACCTGAATAGTTTTAAATCTTGCACATCTCTATAAAGGTTTGTTCCCCAAATAACACTTTTTGTATAAGCAAGAAAAAAACCAGCCAAAAAAGAAAGTATTGTTGCCAAAATTTTTAATCTACCACCATTAAACCAAAATCTTCTGATAGGGCTCATATTAATGCTCCATTAAATACATATTTGGCGCCGTTGTATACGTAACTCTTATGTAATCATTAAGGTTCAAAGTGAATTGCCCCTGTGTTAGCCCCACATTATACCAACTATTACCATCTCTACTAATCTCAATAGATGAAACATTACCGCCACTCACAATCACAGAAGCAAGATTGTAGTATGTTTGCTGATACACAAATGGGGATGAACCAACTGTAATAGTTTGAATTGGGTCTTTAAATTGGTTATAACCGCCAACTGCTTTTACCCAAGTTAGATAACCACTTCCGTCGTTGATTAGTGTAGACCATGGTGAACCTTGTGAATCAGGCAAAGTATAATTAACACCTTTAACATACAAGTCTCCGAATGGTGTAATTGTAAATGTGCCACCTCCAACTTCTATCGCTCCGTAAATAACCAAAGTGGTAGTAAATGGGTCAAAATAAAAATATGGACTGCCACCGAAACTACCATTATCGTTATATTGAATTGAACCCACAGTCCCGCCAGGACTGCAACTGTTTTGGCTCCAAAATAGATTACCATTGCCGTCATTAGTAAGGACAGAACCAGGACTTCCTTGTGAACCAGGCCACTGATAATTTACACCATTAATGTATTCAATTTGACCATTAGCAAGCACCAGATTCCCGAATGAGCCATAAATCTGTAAAGCTCCATTTATATTCAATTTTGATAAAGAGGGATCCCAAGTGAAATTGCTATCACCTGCAAAAGTTCCATTATTGTTGTATTGAACTGTTAAATTACTTCCACCAGGACTTCCACCGCCACTGGGAGTGTCCCAAATAAGTGTAGAGCCATCGGTTTTAAGGAATTTTCCTCCACTACCAGAGACAGAGGGTAGTGTTAAAACTTCATTAGTCTTTAGTATTTTGGCAGTAGGAGACAAATGGTTTTCTGTTATTGAACCAGTTGCTATTTTTACCCCTGTTACCGCTCCATCTTGTATTTTATTAGTTGATATAGCATTATTTATTACACTCTCCGCATTATCAACAATACCATCATTATCTGTGTCATAAACAGACTTGAGCATATCTCCACCGCCACTGATTTGACCCCAATATAAACCGCCATAACCATCATTAGTGAGAACAGAACCAGGACTTCCTTGTGAAAGAGGCCATTGATAATGCACACCCTTAATACATGAAATTTCGCCATCATAAATCACAAGATCTCTTCTAGATCCACCGTAAACCAATAAAGCTCCATTAATATTTAGAACCGAGTAAAGAGGATCCCAAGTGAAATTGCTACTGCCTGCAAAAGTTCCAGCACAGTTGTATTGAACTGCTCCATCACTTCCACCAGGAACGTTAACAGTGTCAAACTCTAATCCAGTTTCATCACTTTTAACTTTCACCATCTTACCCGCCTGTCCATTGTATGAGGAAGGAGTGTCAATTAGTTGAAGAAATGTTGTTGCTCCGCCACTGGGAGTGTCCCAGAGGAGCTGGGAACCATCTGTCTTGAGAAACTTCCCTGCATTGCCACTAACGGAGGGGAAAGTTAAACCTGTTATTTTTTCTGAATTATCCACTACTCCATTATTATTCACATCATAAGTGGATTTATACATATCCCCACCACCACTGGGCAAGTCCCAAGATAAACTACTTCCATCTGTTTTGAGAAATTTTCCGCCATTGCCAGAAATGCTTGGCAAGGTCAAAACTTCATTTGTTTTGAGTATCTTCGCAGTAGAAGATAGGTGGTTCTCTGTGATTGAACCAGTTGCTATTTTTATTCCTGTTACTGCTCCATTTTGTATTTTATTTGTTGATATAGCATTATCTATCACGCTTTCTGCATTATCAACAATACCGTTGTTATTGACATCGTAGGTAGATTTATACATATCACCACCGCCACTTGGAATATCCCATAATAATTGCGTTCCATCAGTTTTGAGATATTTTCCTGAATTACCAGATACAGAAGGTAGTGTTAAAACCTCATTTGTTTTAAGTATCCTTGCAGCAGAAGATAGGTGGTTTTCTGTTATTACTCCATTTTGAATTTTAGTTCCAGTTATGGCATTGTCTTGTATTTTGGAAGTAGAGATAGCACCATCCTGAATGTCATTTGTTCCAAATGGATAAGGGGACAATTTAGTTAACGAGATATTCGCTGTGGAACTTATATCCTCATTTGTTATCGCTCCGTTAGCTATTTTAGCGCTATTTACACTATTATCAGCAAGTTTATCTGCTGTTATCGCTCCATTTTTTATTTTAATTGTTGAAACACTATTATCAGCAAGTTTTGTTTCATTAACAGAATAATCACTTAATTTAGCAGTTGTTATGGCATTATTCTGTATTTTCGCTGTTGAGACAGAATTATCTTGTAATTTAATTGTTGAAATAGCATTATTCTGTATTTTTGTTTCAGTTATAGCCCCATCTTGAATTTTAGCACTTGTTATTGAATTATCCACCACACTCTCTGAATTATCTACTATTCCATTATTATTCGTGTCATAAACTGACTTATACATATCTCCACCGCCACCTCCGCCACCAGAACCAAAATTATTCCAATTTATTCCATCATTCGTATATTGCCAGCCTTGAGATGTCCATCTTATTGCTGGTTTGTTATTTCCTCTCGTGATTTGAACAACAGCAGTTTCTGGAGCAGTTTTATCACTCTTCAAGTACAAATTCCCTTTTATATACATATTTCCACCAACCTCTAAACTTGACTTTATCCCAACAGCAAAAGTCAAAGTATTAAACAACAAACTGAACAGGATTGTTTTTAGCACTTTTAACATTTTCCACCTCCTCTTTTAAAAGGATATATAAACACCTAAAGAACCAGTTCCTGAATCCGTCTTGTAAAGTATCTTTTCCACTTCTAATTCATCTTCTAAAACATTACCAGGAGACAGCTCTATTACCTTGTTTTCAGTAGTGAAATCCACTTCTCTTTCCAGAGGAGTTATT